ACGCCAAAATTGCTCAACCATGCGGGTTTTAGGCGGTACCTGTGACAAAAAGTACCGGCAGGTACCGGAGGTACCGACACTCATTTCTCGGTACCTTTGGCCAAAATCAGCGTACCCGAGTCAATCGGGTCAATAATGGCCAACCCTTGCGCTATTTCCTCCACATATTTTGAATCTATGAGTCTCGAAACCAGCTTCCCAGAACTCGGTTTTACTTGCTGGCTGGCATAGTTTTCCTTGTTCCCCATAACCTGAACCAGGTACCTCTTCAGTGCCGACCGGCTAATGTACGGCTGCCCATTTTGCACTTCCGCACCTGACCACCACCATGCTTTCTCTAAAATCCGCCGATCCTCATGCGCCTTTTTATCCACCTTCACCTTCTCGGATTGCTCTGCCGGAATCAGAACGGCTGATTTCACCTGCTCCCCATCCTCGTCAATCCATTCCAGCTCATGGGTCTGGATCTCAAAAGCCATCGGCGGGCACAACTCGGAATCCTTGGCTTTGCGCTGGATGAATTGAAGCGGCTCGGATTCGCTGCCAGGCACCACTGAGAACTCCAGATCAAGCGCCCCTTTCCATGCTGAGCTACCCCGTGCCCGGTGCTGCGCATCCTCGCTGACGCCCGTGTGGTGAACCAGCACCACGGTTGACCCGAACTCCTGCATCAGCCCGTTGCAGGCATCAATCATGGTTTTGGCGTCCTGTGCGCTGTTTTCGTCGCCATGCAGAAACCGGTGCAACGTGTCCACAATGATCATGGCCGGAGGCTCCGGCAATGCCGTGATGGCGTCCCTGACCTTGGTGTAACCCTCTGCCGTGTTCAGGTCGGTGCCGGTTTTTGAGAGCCACATCTTGAGTTTTCCGGCCTTGTTGTGGCGCTTCCAGGCAGCTAACCGTGCCCGCATACCGGCATGACCCTCGCCTGCCAGATAGACCACGGAGCCGGCATGTACCTTGTGCCCGTTCCAGTCGGAGAAATTGGCGGCCACTGTACATGCCAGATCAATCGCTACAAACGACTTACCGCCGCCTGACGGGCCGTGAATCATAATCAGTGCGTCACGCTGCAACACGCCTTTAACCAGCCACCGGATAGCCACTGGCTGGCTGCAAAAGTCATCGGCTTGGATCAGGTAGTCGTCTTTCGGAGGCATAATGAGAGCAGACAGGTCGTGCCCAGCTTGCCAATAATCATTGGCGTCCATGCCTTTAATAGGCGGCATGAGGAATCTGGCTCCGACTGCCTCAGCGGCCTTGCGCCCCTCCCGCTCACCTGTGCCGGATTCGTCGTTGTCGGCCAATATGATGACCTTCGATGCGATGGCCTTGGCCACCTGGGCAGTGGCGGTCATGTTGTGGGCGCTGAATGCGCAGATGGCGGCCAGTCCTGTTTGCTCGTAGATGGTGGCGGCATCGGCAAAGCCTTCGCACACCACAATCGTCTCCTGAGGCAATCCAACGATACAGTGCGCCCCGGAGGTAATGCCGCCGCCGTGGAACTTCTTTTGCCCCTCTGCGTCGATGTATTGCAGATTGACCGGCTCGCCCTCCACCATCATCGGGATTATTAGCCGGCCATCACCCGTGACCCGGCACTGGTGCGGCTGTATGCCCTTGCCTTCCAAGTACGGGTGCGTTCTCGTGGCCTCGGTTGCCCCTTCCCAGATCATGCCCACAATATCGGCAGCGGTTTCCTGACGCTTCTCCTTGGCTTTGTCGGCAGCGTGCCTGGCCTCCTGCATTCGCCGCTTGTGCGCCATTTCCTCGGCCATGGTTGGCTCACGGCCAATGTCTTGCCGCCATGTCTGGCTAATGTCGTCCCGCCAGTTGCCGAACCGACCGGCGCATATCTTGTCGGAATAGGCCACATACCACCCGGCGTCATCCTTCTTTTTGCCGGTCGGACTAAACCGGTGAATCTTGCCGTCAAAATGAATCGTGTCAGGGGGTAGCATCCCACTGGCGGCAATGGCCTCTTTGAATTGTTGCTCCGGCGGGATCTCGACTTGTGGTCTGGGCGGCTTGAAGCCTTCCCCGAATAGGTGAGTTATATCGGCCATTAGTTTTGCTCCAGGTATTCGGTCAGCTTTTTGAGCGTCTCATAGCTCGGGTTGCTTTGCCCGCTCATCAGGCGATATATCACGTTGTAGTGGACGCCTGACTTCTGGGCCACTTTCTTGATGTGACGATCCTCAAGTTTAGCTCGGATTTCTTCAACGGTTAGCATCGGTTTTTCCTTTTTTCGTTTCTGAGGGTTTACAGAGTAACCTAGTCGGGCTAATATGGGAACCATAACAGCAACCCGCAATCCTGCGAACCGCTGTTAAAACTGAGGAAAAAGACAATGGCTATACAATTACAGTCCACCAAAGGGCTGCACACAAACGGCGTTAAAATCCTTGTCTACGGCCATTCTGGCGCTGGCAAGACTTCTCTCATTCCAACACTTCCGAATCCGGTCGTTCTGAGCGCCGAGGGTGGGCTTCTGTCCATTGCTGATCACGATGTTCCTTACCTGGAAATCCGTGACATGCAAACCCTGATGGATGCCTACAACTTCATTACGCAGGACGGCCAGGCCAATAACTTCGACAGCATCGCCTTGGACTCAATCAGCGAGATTGCCGAGGTAGTGCTTTCTGCCGAGAAAAAGAAAACGAAAGACCCGCGCCAAGCCTACGGCGAACTGATGACTCAGATGCAAGACCTGATCCGGGCATTCCGTGACATTAAGGGCAAGCACGTCTACTTCACGGCGAAGTGTGAGAAGCAGCAAGACGAGCAGGGCCGGCTGCTTTATAGCCCGTCTATGCCGGGTGCGAAGCTGGGCCAGCAGCTCCCATACTTCTTCGACGAAGTGTTCGCCCTGCGAGTCGAGAAAGGTGAGGACGGAAAGCCAGTGCGAGCCTTGCAGTGTGACTCGGACGGCCTTTGGTCTGCCAAAGATCGGTCTGGGCGGCTTGAAGCATGGGAAATGCCAGACCTTGGCGAAATTATCCGGAAGATTGGGGGTGAGTCGTGAGTGCTGAAAGCTACCTTAGAAGAACCGGCAAAGACCCCGACCATGATCTTGATAGCTGGCACCCTTCAGAAGTTGGGGCAAGCATGACGGAGGCCGAAATGCTCAGGGAGTGGCGCAAGGCGAAACTCAATGAGCAGGCAGCCCAGCAAGTAAGGCGGAACATTGAGGATCGTCTTATCGAGCTATACATGGTTGATGACACCAAAGACGGCTCCAAAACCTACAAGCCGGAAGGCTACAAGGTCAAGGTAACAACCCGCCTGAGTCGCCGCGTGGATGCCGATGCTTTGATTGACCTGGCAAGTCAGGCCGGAATCGGTCAGGAGCATTTGCAAGCCCTGTTCCGCTGGAAGCCTGAGATCAACCTTCGGGAGTGGCAAAACGCCGCGCCTGAGATCACCGGCCCGCTTGCGCCGGCCATTACCACGAAGCCGGGACGCCCGTCCTTTTCCATCGAAAAAGTGCATCCAACCAACGACACAAAAGGTGAATAACCATGGCTAATCTTGGATTTAACGTAAACGTGAATGACCTGCCAGAAGATACCGGCGGCAGCTTTGAGCCGATCCCGGCAGGCGAGTACACCGTTGCCATTTCTGAGGCAGGGCTGAATGACACCAAGGCCGGCACCGGTCAGTACATCAAGCTGCGCATGGATGTGACTGGCCCGACGCATCAAGGCCGGGTGCTGTTCACCAACATCAACATTCGCAACCCGAACCCGAAGGCAGAGGAAATTGGCCGGCAGCAACTTGGCTCCATCATGCGCGCCATTGGCCTTGCTTCGTTGCAAGATACCGATCAACTCGTTGGCGGCCAGATGGCGGTCAAGGTGGTGATCAAGCCTGGTACCGACCAGTACCCAGACCCGCAAAATGAGGTCAAGGGCTTCAAGGCGGTATCTGGTAGTCCGGCACCGTCTCCGCAACAGGCTGCGCCACAGCAAGCGGCGCCGGCTGGCGGGGCAACTCCGCCTTGGATGGCGGGCAAGCAGTAATCGAAATCACGGCCATGGAGGGCCGTTAATTAGCGGGGGTTTTATGATTAAGGCAATTGAGACAAGGTACAAGGGGTATCGGTTTAGGAGCCGGCTAGAGGCGCGATGGGCGGTTTTTTTTGAAAGCATAAGGCCGCTGTGGTCTAGCGGGTTCATTTGGGAGTATGAGCCGGAAGGTTTTAACCTTGGAGATGGCGGGTTGTATTTGCCGGACTTCAAAATAAGTTACGGCGTTCATTATTGTTACGTAGAGATTAAAGGAAAAAAGCCAACAGAAGAGGAGTTTGAGAAAGGAAAAAAAATAGCATCTCACACACAAAAGCCATTCTATTTTTTGTGCCAGATACCTGATCCAGATAACTGCATAAATGGAGCTGTGATTTTTGATGGTTGGGTTTTTATT